TTGTAAAAATCTATATCACTAATAAATAAAGCCCGACCCAGATTAACGTTAGTAAATTTACAATACTCAATCCAATCCGCAACATACTGCGGTACTACTGGTTTCTCGAAAAACGAATCATATAGGTCTTCAGCGTAAGCTACCGAAATGCGTGCTACCTTAGATAGTTTCTGTACTGCTTCATTTCTATCCATTGCTAACCTCCTTTAACTCCACTTCATGGCACTTGCTACCGCCATATTTAGCACCTTGACGGTGAAATTCGTTCAGTGCCTTATTCTTATCCTTGTATTGAATACGTTGGTATAGCTTGCCATTCTCAAATACTGATACTGCCCAACTCATTTCATGCTCCTTCATTGTCATTGCATAGCTCGACCATCTTCCTTAACAAATCTTCATCCGGTAGCTGCTCTAGCGTCAGAATGCGATTAAGTTTCTTAATGTCGATGCCTAACTTGATGCTGATAAGTTCCATGTCCTTGCGGTTAGACCAAAACCATCTTGAAAATTCTTGGGTCTGATCTAATACGCTAGTGTGCCCATAATTGCCCGGCGCATACACACCAACCAACTTGTCCTTATATCTGCTATTCATTCGAGCTCCTTAATTTCAAACTCAATGCGTGGATTAGGACTGTACTTCTTACGAGCTCTTAACTCACAAACAATACTGTCATCCGTCCAGACGATACCCTTCTTATCAACTTTGTTGAAACCAGCTTTTGAAATACTGTCAAAGAGCGATTTGACCAGATTATCAACGTCTGGAGTTTTCGCATGCCAAAGCGTTTCAGCCATAAACCGCTTGAATGCGTCCCACGTTTTAGCTCTAGCCTTTGGCGCGGGCTTTTTTGATACGTTCAGCGGGGCTTTCATGTAAAACACGACATCGACCGAAATCGGCCCGTCATAGAAATCACCCTCATACTCTTGCTCAATAAGTTGCGAGCATTGACGACGCCAAGCTTTCATTTTAGGGTCTTCGTAAGTTCCAAACTTGCTAAATCGTGGCCTTGTTTGAGGTTTAGGCTCGATGTTTAAAGTCATTTTCATGCTACACCTCAGAACGGCAACATATCATCACTGATGTCCATTGGGTTTGCGTTACCGAACGAGCCACTATCTCTTGCAAAGTTTGGCCCTTGCTGTTGCGGTGCTTGCTGACCATAAGGCCCTGCATAGCCGTTGCCATTGCCAAACGCTCCCGATGTATTGCCTTGGTTAGCATTGCCACCTTCACGCGCTGCACGGCTTTCCAGCATTTGGAAGTTCTCAGCGACAACCTCAGTAACGTAAATACGTTGACCTTGCTGATTCTCGTAGCTACGGGTCTGGATGCGTCCAGTAATTCCAATCAATGCGCCTTTTTTAGCCCAGTTAGCCAAATTTTCAGCTTGCTGGCGCCAGATAACGCAGTTGATAAAGTCTGTTTCACGCTCACCGTTAGCGTCCTTGAAATTACGGTTGACGGCTAGGCTGAATGTAGCTACTGCGACATTGCTAGGCGTGTATTTTAGTTCTGGGTCACGGGTTAGACGACCAACTAATACAACGTTATTAATCAATTTAATACCTCTTATCTATTCACGATTTAAAAAATCATCCATTGTCAAAACCTCATGTAGCTTTTTCTGTGACTTGCAATAATCGCAGTGCCCACACTTCTTAGGTTCTTCGTTTCCAAGCGATACTTGATACACTCTAGGGGCGTGCTCTGTGATGTATTTAAGCCCTTCGTCCAGCCATTCTTCAGTCAACTCGATAATTTCCTTATCTGGCTGTTTCTCTTTCGATACGGCCACGATAAACGGCTTGAATGTTGGATAGTCCATTTGTCGTAAGAGCTCTAAATAAGTTCCTAGTTGGACATGGTATTGAAACCCTAGAATGTTATTAACTGCCGTTGGTACTTTGGCACGCAATTCCTCTGACCATTCCTTGGCCCAGATAGATTTCATGGTCTTTAAATCGACCACATAGCCTTTTGAAAAATTGATACTATCCAATTTGCCCTTGAATGGCACTCCAGCGATAAAACCAGTAACAATCTTTTCTTTTTCAACCTTGTCACCTTTTTTTCCGTGATAAAGATTATTGAAAAGTGCGTCGTCCTTAAGTGTGTCGATAACCTTCTCAGCTAACTTGAAATCAGATAACAGCCCATAAGGTTTGCGGCTTGAGAACATAGCTTTTTTGTTATCTTCTTTGAATTTCTCGTGTGCTTCCTCACTCTCAAAGTAGCTATGGACGTAGTTTCCGAAAAGTAGAGGTTTTTGATCTCGTTCATCATCCCAAACGCCATCGTCAATAGCTTTAGCTCTGGCTTCACATTTCATGTATTCCTTGAAACGACTTACAGACATATAGGTTTTATCAGAATAATAATTATCATCCGTCAAGATTGTTAGTTCAGTCATTTTCTACCTCTTTGATTTTGGTTGAATCACCTTCAAACAAGCTGACTTCTTCGATGATTTCACCAGTTTCAGCGTCTACGCTTTTATCTATTTCCGATTCAGATTCGTCGCTCATGAGGTCGCCTAAAAGTGTTTGAGTGTCCTCATTTTTTGGTGTGACATCGATAGGATCAGATTTAACATCCTCAGTTTGATTGTCCGAGATAAGACCTTCTTGCATTTCGGTTGAGAGTGGGGCATACTTGCTCAAAATGCTCTTGAGTACGGTTTTTTGAGCCATAGCGTCAAAATCAGTAGACCAAGGCCCTCTTGCGTAAGTCTTTGAAAAGCGTTTCCCGTGTGATTCTGCTTGTTCTTTTGTCCAGAATGTCAGTTTTTTAAAGCCATTTACAAGCTCAAAAGTGGCAAAATAGCCATACACTTCGTCTTCTGGTTGGGTGAAATCAATGTCCAATGTTTCAAATAATGGGTCGTACGATTTAAATTGTGCTTTGTAGACCTTGCCAGAATTAATAGCCTTAAACTGACCAGAGCGGATAGCTAGCTGGATAAGCCCTTTGTAGCCTAATTGAAATTGTGCATCTTGCTTGTAAGGGACGATATAAGCAAAGCCCAAACTTGGCTCGATAGGTAGATTTAGTACCGCTGCTTTCATTGCCGCTGTCATAATCGAAGTGTTGCTTGCTCGTGCAAGTAGATTGTTGTTATTCACGATTGACAAGAGGCTTGCGGTAAACTGTCGCTCATTCCCGTTAAGTACCTCTTGGAATTTCTGTTTGACTGCTGGTGTGTTGAAAAAATCTTTGTGTGCTAATTGATTTGTCATGCTTTTGTCTTCCTTTTTGTTTTTGAACCCCCTTATTTCGCATTTTAAGGGGGTATAGTGCGATTTTAACGGTGTCATAGTCTATTTATACCACCGAGCAAAACACACGCCTTAAAATCGATTTTAGAGGGGTTTTCTAGTGTGCCCTAAAAATCTGCGTTGATTTCTTAGCAAAATACATATATTCGTTGATTTTGCTGATAAACGAGTATAAATCTAGCTCATCCATCATTTCCTGTTTGTGCCCCTCTGAAAATACAAGGCCGTGAATACGCTCGTAGTCTTCAAAGAGCTTTAGTTTTACTTCCGTTTCTGTCAAAGCATCATCCTCTTGTCTTGTTGCGTTTTGAATTGATAAACATGTTCATTCGTCGTTCCAAGTCCTGTCTTTTTGAAAATCCTCGAATAGACACGTTTGCCATAAGTGCCCATGATATCCCGTGGGCTTAAGTTGGTTGTGATAATAGTCTTAGTACGCTTGTTCAAAATACTGTACAAGATACCGTTGGACCACTCTGTCACTTTTTCGGTCCCTAAATCGTCAAGAACAAGCCATTCAGCTTCAGATATACGTCTGATATATTCAGCTTCAAGACTGAAGTCCTCTTTGATTTTTGCTAGCAGGTCAACCACGTTGATGAATAGCCCCATCTTTTTGGTGTAATCAGACAAAGCTTTAAGTGCTGAATAAGCTAGATGGCTTTTGCCCACTCCAGTATCGCCAATCAAAACAATGTTGTAGTCTTGACCGTCAAGATAGCCTTTAAGTTGATTTCTGACATTTTTCAAGTCTTCTTTCTGCTCGCTGGTTACTGCCTTGTAATTGTCAAAGCTAGCGTTTTTTAAATCATCATCCAGCAAGCTGAAATCCTTGAGAAAGTACAAGCGTTTCTGTTCTTGCTCACGCTCATACTGTTCTTGTGCCTTAGTGGCGTTCAATCGCTCTTGCTCTTCCCTATGGCAAAGCTCACACACTGTGTATGGTTCGCTATTTGGAAACTGAATCGTGACATAGTGCCTTTGGCGCTTGGCG